CCATCCTATCTATTCTGTCCGAGCTAAAAAGGAGCTAAAATGGACACCAACAAGATCGTTGAGCAAGACCCCACCAAAGGTGGGAAGTATATCCCAACCACTGAGCTAGTCAAGAAAGGCCAGGCATTGGGCATCCCTGTCAGCCGCATCGTGAAGGCTTGGGGTGGTAATGGTGGCGTGAAACCCGCACGGAATGACAACTGGGAATTTGTCTATTTCAAGCACACACGCTACATCAAGGCAGTCTGCGTCAAAGAGCTGCCCGCACTCAAGAAGGAATGGGAAGCTGAGAAGGCTGCGAGCGCAAAGGCTGGTACAGACCGTCTGGCCAAAGCACGTGCTGCCAAGGGCAAAGGCAAGCCGGCAACCAAGCCAGCTCCTAAAGGGAAGGCGCAGCCTGCAAAGGCAGCTCCCAAAGGAAAGGGCAAAGCTGAGCCAGCCACTGAGAGTGGCCCTGTGAAGGGTGCTAAGACCGGCAAGGCTAGCACCAAAGCCGTGAAGGTCTATGGACGTCCACAGACCGTGAGTGTTGCTGCCACTCCGCTGCCCAAGAAATCTGTTGCGCCCACTGTCAAGGGTGCCACCAAGATGCCGGCTGCCAAGCCCAGCACCAAGATTTCTACTAACCGTGGCAAGAGCGGTGGAAAGGTTACTGCCAAGCGCAGCAACCCTGATGAGATGCCTGTTCTTGAGATCATGGGAGCTGATGAAGTTTAGCTAGAATAACACCCAAATTTACAACAGAATACGCAGTATAATAGGCACTCAGGGCAACCTGAGTGCCTATTTTTTTGTTTGTAGGAGTGTAGAATGGGAGATGAGATAGCAACTTCAAGTCAGCAAGTCCTGAGCGCAACAAAAGGAGCTGGATCAAGACGCCAGATGGCTGGTGCGCTCAAACGCCAGCTATCTCGCAGATCGTATGCAGCCACCCAGGGGAAGAAGGTGGCCAAGCGTGAATACCTAGCAAAGATGATCACCGAGCTAGCCCTGAACCAAGAAACCTTTGCCATGGATGGGACATCTATCCAGTGCGGAGATTACAACGATTGGCTCAAGACCGTTCAATTTGTCTTCAACCATCTTGATGGACCTGCCACGCAGGAAGCTCAATTCAATGGTGTGAATATTTTCAAAGTGTATGCCGGTATAGACCCTGACAAGGTATGAGCACAACTGTTCAACTTCCACTTATAAGCAGTGCCAGGCCTGAACAAAGACCTTACCAACCCTTTGGCTCAGCTCTGGAGCTGATCTATGCCAAGGACAATGAAGTCATTGTTGATGGCCCAGCCGGCACTGGGAAGTCCAGAGCTGCCCTAGAAAAGATACACATGGTTTGTTGCAAATATCCTATGGCACGTGTGCTGATTGTCCGCAAAACTCGTGAGAGTTTGACCCAGTCAGCCATGATCACATTCGAGAATAAGGTGGTGCCTTCTAATGGATTGGTTCATTGGCGCACCACAGAACAGCAATACAATTATTGGAATGGGAGCGTGGTGGTGGTTGGGGGAATGGACAAATCCAGCCGCATCATGTCCACAGACTTTGATCTGATCTATGTCCAAGAGCTGACAGAGCTAGCTGAGCATGAGTATGAAGATTTGACCACCCGATTGAGAAATGGGGTGGTGCCCTATCAGCAGATTATAGCCGATTGTAACCCTGGCCCAGCCACACACTGGGTCAAACGTAGGATGGATGAAGGAAAGGCTAGAAGGATTAGATCAACTCACCAAGACAATCCACAACTCTATGATCCGGTCAAAGGGGAATGGACCAAACTAGGAGCTGCTTATTTGGCAAAGCTGCAGGCACTGACCGGTGTCAGGCGCAAACGTTTATATGAAGGGTTATGGGTATCTGCTGAAGGTATGGTGTATGAAGAGTGGGATGAAAATATTCACCTTATTGACAAGAAACCTATCCCAAAGGAGTGGCGCAGGATTTTGACCGTGGACTTTGGGTTCACCAACCCATTTGTTGCTCAAGGCTGGGCCATAGACCCTGATGATAATATGTACTTATACCGTGAAATCTATATGACCCAGCGCACGGTAAAATCCCACTGTCAGGATATCAAGGATAATTGGGGAGATGAAGTCAACGATCTTGAAGCAATCGTATGTGACTGGGATGCTGAAGATCGTGCCACCCTTGAAGAGAATGGGCTGATCACAACTGCAGCGGAGAAGGCTGTGAGTGTGGGGATTGACAAAGTCAAAGAGCGGATGAAGCTCAAGCCCAATGGCAAGCCTGCTATTTTTATTATGCGTGATGCCCTAGTTGAACGGGATTATAGGCTAGAAGATGCCTATAAGCCAACCCACACAGCTGAAGAAATGGAAATGTATGTGTGGTCAGATCGGTCCACCAAGGAGCAGCCGGTCAAGATCAATGATCACGGTATGGATGGGATGCGATATGGTGTAATGTATGTAGATTTGTATTCATCAAATGGAGGCATTCATGTCTGAACCAAACGCAGTGCAACGACTGCTTATGAGATTGTCTGGTGTCAAGACGGTTGGTACTTTTGTTGAAACCTGGAAGGATGCGGTGCCAACCTATCCTGAAGTAAATTTTGAGCATATGGTGAAATTTGGGTTCAGGAAAAATGAGCTGATGTTTGCCTGTACATCTAAGAAGGCTGCCAGCGCATCCCAAGTTGAGCTGAAGGTTGTGACCAAAGGGAAGAAGAAGGATCAAGTTGAAGTGCCCAATCATCCCTTCAAGCAGCTCCTTGAACAACCCAATCCCCAGATGTCTGAGTATGACTTCTGGCAATCCATAATCGTATTGTTAGATGTAGCCGGCAGGGCACCATTCGAGAAGGAGCGTGACCGAGCTGGAAGGGTGGTTGCACTTTGGCCACTGCGCCCAGATTGGCTTCATCCTATCCCTAGCAGCACGAGCTACATCAGTGGTTATATGTACAGTGTGCCGGGTGTAGGTGAGCAGGTCATTGATCCATCCGATGTGATTGACTTCAAGTGCTATGATCCGCTGAACCAATATGACAGCTGGCCACCCTATGCTGTGGCATCTAGGGTTGGAGATGTTGACAATTCTGCCACCGATTATCTGAAAATATTCTTTGAGAAGGGTGGAACGCCACCAGGGATTATCAAGACAGTACAAAAGCTCAGAGATGCAGAAGTCACTGACATCAGGCGCAGATGGGCAGAAAGATATGGGGGCACTGAGAATTGGCTTCAGCCGGCAGTACTTGACAAAGATGCTAGCTATGAGCAGATCGGAATGACCTTCAAAGACATGGGCTTTGAAATCCTAGATGCCAGAAATGAAGCCAGAATTTGCGCAATACTTCATGTCCCACCTATGATTGTTGGAGCAAAGGTTGGGTTAGATCGGTCAACCTTCACCAACTATGGGGAAGCTAGAAGGAGTTGGTGGGAAGAAGATTTGATGCCCATGTATGTCTCACTTCTGGACACGATTGAAAATCAATTATTCTATGAGTGGGAAGACAACACCGATCTGGAATGGGATTTCACTGAAGTCCCAGCTCTGCGTGAAGAGCGGATGACCCTGTGGCAACGTGCGAATGAAGGGTTGCGGATGGGTGGCATCACCGTGAATGAATACCGGTCTGAGCTAGGATACCCAGACCTGGGCAAGACCGGTGATGTCTTCTTGCGCCCATTGAACCTGATAGAAGTCCAGGTTGGCACTTCCCAACCGACACCCCAGCCAGCCGGTGGTGTTCAGCCGGCAGCCAATATACCCAATGAAGGAGCTAGCCTTGTGGCATATTGGGAGATGAAAGCACGCCACGCTCCTGATGATGCCGAGCGGAGAAAAGCAGAAGAAAAGCTGACTGAAGTTATGAAGAAGTATTTTGCAGCCCAACAAGCACGAGTGATGGAGCAGATCGGATGAGACGCAAGGCCATTCCTGAGCCATTTTGGGACAGTGAGACAGAGCTGCTTTTCAGGGTGCTGTTTCCAGAGATATCAGCAGCCGTGAAGGCAGCTGCCAAGACAGCCGGTGAAGAGCTAGAATTTGCCACCGGTATTGCTTTGGATTGGGGGATGATCAATTCCCAGGCTTTGGATTGGGCAAAGGTCTATACCTATGAGAAGGTTCACGACATCACTGCTACCACCAGGGATTTCATTTCAAAAGAGCTGCAGACCTGGATACAATCCGGTGCACCGCTGCAGGATTTGATGGCTGCCCTATCCGCTGAAGGTGGCCCATACGGAGAATACAGAGCATTCATGATAGCAACGACTGAAGTGACTAGAGCATACACAGAAGGGAATTTGGATGCCTGGCGCATTTCAGGGGTTGTCTCAGGCAAGCAGTGGTTTACCGCTGAAGATGATATTGTATGTGACATATGTGGACCTTTGGATGGGTCCACCATAGGTCTGGATGAAGAAGGCTACAAAGGATATTTGGATGAGATGGTTGGTGGTCCACCAGCGCATGTGAATTGTCGCTGTTGGCTTCAACCGGTTGTGGAGAAGTGATGCCAATTTCATATAAAGTTGTTGGATTGAATGAGCTGAACAAAGCCCTAGAGCGATCAGCCAAACAGGTGGATGATATATTGCGCATTGCCACTGACAAGGCTGTGAAGTATGCTCATGAGCAGATACCACCCTATCCAGGCGCATCTGGTGAGCCATATCCTTTCAAATCACGTAGGCAATATTTGTTTGTGCTATTATCCATCCTAGAAGGAAGCATGCGTGTGCCATATAGAAGGAGTGGCACCCTGGGCAGGACCATCACTGACAAGGTTCAGAAGGTTGGCAGGGATTGGGTTGGCACCGTGGGCACTGATACGGTCTATGCCCCATGGGTCATAAGTGTAGAAGAAGTTGGCAGCCGTGGTCCGCAATCCCAATACCATAAAGGCACCTGGTGGACCTTACAAGAAGTCATCAAGAAGGCTAAAGATGGCATACTGAAAATCTACAAATCCGAGCTGCGTGCTAGGTTGTTCAGATAATAATTCAGGGTATAATCGCAATAAGGAAGGTGACTATGGAATATAAACATGTACAAACTTTGGCAGAAATTGATGCCAGTGACCCTAGAACAATCAAAGGTTTTGGGGCTATCATAGGCAATCTGGACAGCGGCAATGACCGGATTTGGCCTGGTGCATTCCGCAAGACCATCAAGGAGCAGGGTGGCCGCATTCGGCATTTGTGGCAGCATGATTTCACTCAGCCACCGGTTGCTAAGGTCACCGACATCAGAGAAGTGAAGCTGGCAGAGTTGCCATCCGAGCTGGTGAAGGCATTCCCTGAAGCCACCGGTGGACTTTTGGTGACACGCCAGTATTTGGACACTCCCAGGGGGAATGAAGTGCTAGCCAATATTCAGAGCGGTGCAGTGGATGAGATGTCCATAGGTTATGACCCTGTGAAGTTTGATTTTGAAGAGAAGGAAGGGAATGGGGATGGGGCTATGCTAGGAGCTGGCATCATCCGCAATCTGCGTGAAATACGTCTGTGGGATACCAGTGATGTCAACTGGGGCATGAACCCAGCTGCGACAAATATCAAATCAGCAGTGCCCTTCAAGAGCACCGGTATGGCTGATGAAGGAGCTAGCTGGAGCGCACCCAATCTAGGTGACTTCACAGATCAGGGTTGGGCAGACCTTTCACCGGCAGATATCAGCCGCATTACT